TTATTGATAGAGTAAAATCTCATTTTGAGACTCTTAAAACTATTACTATTGAAGTTCCTGAATGGAAAGATGAGAATGGTAATTCTTCTGTATTTTATTCAGAGCCTTTAACACTTGAAGAAAAAAATATTATTTTTAAAAAATCAAATAATTTTCAAGATTTAACTGTTCTTGTTGATTTACTTATAATGAAACTCCAAGTCAAAAATGACAAAGGAGAGATGGTAAAAGCATTTAGTCCTGAAGATAAATTTGCATTAAGAAAAAAAGCAGACTCAAATGTTATAGCAACCATATCAAATAAAATTCTTTTAGATACCTCATTTGAGGAAGCCGAAAAAAAGTAAATAGCGACCCTGAAATAAGGTCGCTTTTAGCAGTAGCAGACAGACTCCACATCACTATTCAAGAAGTTCTTGATATGCCAGTTGCACATTATAATCTTTGGTTAGCATACTTGAAAAAAGAACAAGATGAGTATAAAACCAAACAACAACTAGCTGAAGCAAGGAAATATAAATAATGGCCAATCAAAGACTCAACATAGACATAGTAGCACGAGATAAAACTAAACAAGCTTTAGGCAGAGTTCAAGGTGCTTTATCAAAAGTTAAGGGTGCTGTTTTTAATTTACAGAGTGCATTTGTAGGTTTGGGTGCTGGATTAGTTATTAGAAATTTAGTCAATACAGGTAAAGAACTAGAAAATTTACAAGTCAGATTAAAATTTTTACTTAAAGATACAAATGAGGGTGCAAAAGCTTTTGAAAATATGACAAAGTTTGCATCACAAGTTCCTTTTTCACTTGAAGAAATACAATCAGGTGCTGGAATATTAGCAACTGTCACAGATAACGCAGAAGATTTACAGAAAATGTTAGAGATAACAGGTAATGTTGCTTCTGTCACAGGATTAGACTTTAGAACAACAGCAGAACAAATACAAAGATCATTTAGTGCTGGTATAGGTTCAGCAGATTTATTTAGAGAAAAAGGTGTTAGAAATATGCTTGGCTTTAAAGCTGGTGCGACAGTATCTATCCAAGCAACAGTACAAGCATTTGAAGATGTTTTTGGTAGAGGTGGTAGATTTGGAAAAGCCACAGATGATTTAGCAAGAACATTTGGTGGTACATTGTCAATGCTTGGAGATAAAATCTTTACATTTAAAAAGAATTTACTAGATGCTGGTTTTTTCACAGAGTTAAAAAATCAATTTGGAGACTTAGATAAATTTTTAGAAAAAAATGCAGATGAATTAGAACGAATAGCGATTGTTATTGGAACTAATTTAGCACAAGCAACAATAACAGGAGCTAAAGGTATAAAATTATTAACAGAGAATTTTAGAGAATTAACAGATGTTTTAGGTTTATTATTGGTTGCATTTGGTAGCACTGTTAAAATTCTTATTGGAACAGGTGTAATTATAAATAATCTTATTGAAAGAATTAAAAAATTTACAGGTGGAACAAAAGAAGCAGTAGAAGAAGTGCAAACATTAAAAGACGTGCTTTCAGGTGCAGATGCTAATGAGGGTTTTGTAGAACCATTAGAATCTAGTTTGCAAATAATACACGATTTTGAACATGAATTATCTGTTGGAGTTCCAAGTGCAACAGAAAAAGCTATTCAAAAATTTAGAGAATTAAATAGTGGTGCAATTAAAAATTTAGAAGATAATTTTAAAAATATAAGAATGATTATTGTTGAGGGTATTGATAGTGGAATTTCTAAAATGTCACAAGGATTAGCAAGAGCATTTGTATTTGGAGAAAAATTATCAGATACATTTAAAAATATAGCAAGAACATTATTAGTAAATGTGTTGAGTGCTTTAATAGAAATAGTAGCAAGAAAAGGCGTAGAACTTGCTATTGAAAAAATGATTACAAAAGAAAAACAAAAACAAGTTGCTTTAAGTGGTGTTAGTGGTGGTGGTTCTTTATTTAGTATGGCAAAATCATTTTTAGGTTTTGCTAAAGGTGGAGCAGTAGCAAAAGGTCAGCCTGTTGTAGTTGGAGAAAGAGGTGCTGAAATGTTTATACCAAACAGCACAGGTCAAATAACACAATCAGCTAGAGGTACAGGTGGTGGACAAACAACAGTTAATTTTAACATTAATACTTTAGATGCAAGTGGTTTTGATGATCTATTAGTAAGAAACAGAGGAACTATTACACAAATAATTAATAATGCAGTCAATGAAAGAGGGAGTAAAAATTTAATCTAATGTCAGGTGCTTTTCCAATATCTAATTCAAAGTTTCAAACAATGGGCATTAAGTCTATTCAGAATACAATTATATCTAAATCACAATCCGGTAAAAAACTTGCAAGACAAATTGACAATCAAAGATTTGGTTTTACTGCAAGAATAATTACTGCAAAAAGGTCTGATGTTTATGGAGAACTTATGGCATTTATTATCAAACAAAGATCAGGTAAAGAAAATTTTACAATAATCCCACCTGAGATAGAAGATGCCAGAGGAACTGAAACAGGAACAGTATTAGTCAATGGAGTCCACGCAGTAGGAGATACAACAATTGCGATGGATGGATTTGCTGGAGATGGTGATGGTAGATTTAAAGCTGGTGATTTTTTAAAGTTTGCTTCACATGATAAAGTCTATATGGTGGTTGCAGATGCTACTTCATCATCTAATGCTTCTACTGTCACAATAGAGCCACCTTTAATTACTGCATTGGCAGATAATTCAGCAGTGACATATGATAATGTTCCTTTTACAGTTCATCTAACTAATGATATTCAAGAATTTGGAACAGTAGGTGCTGATAAAGATGGTAATTTATTGTATCAATTTGAATTTGATGTCGAAGAAGCTTTATAAAATTAAGTATTACATAAATGTTGATGTATTAGCAGAGGAAATAGTTAATGCAGAAGATATAGATATTAAAAATTTAAAATTGAATAATAAGGAGTTTCCTAGTAAAAATGCAAAATGGATCATTTATGATACAATGAAAATTAACAGAAAAATTATAGAAGATTATGACGAGATCACTGACGACAGCAGTAAAAAACGAATTAGCGACAAATGATATTAGACCTGTTCATCTTATAACTCTTGGTTTTGGTACTCCTGTTAATATTACAGATTGTTCATTTTCACTAACATCATCAGTATCAGGCTCATCGGTCACTTATAATGCAAGTGATTTTATATTAGGAATATCTAACCATACTGAAGAAACAGACATAACTAAATCAAGTGTAAGTCTTAATTTATCTGGTGCAGATCAAACATTTATATCAACTGTATTAAATGAAAATGTAGTTAATGATAGTGTAGATATATTTAGAGGTTTTTTAGATGACTCAAACGCATTAATCTCTGACCCATTTTTATTATACAGAGGTAAAATAGATAGTTTTGATATTTCAGAGAAAGATAAAGAAAGCACAGTTGGATTATCAATAGTTTCTAATTGGGCAGATTTTGAAAAAAAAAATGGTCGCAAAACAAATAATACTTCTCAACAAAGATTTTTTAGTGCAGATGTAGGTATGGACTTTGCATCTCAAACAGTTCAAGATATTAAATGGGGTAGAGCATAATGGGTTTTCGTTTTGGTGGAATAATAAAAGCAGTAAGTAAAGTCACAGGATTTTTAAAAAATATGAATCCACTTGTATCTTTAGGTGTCACACTATTTCTTGCTTGGGTATTAAGACCAAAAGTTCCTGAAATAGAAGATTTTGGTACAAACGAATTTGATGATTTTGAACGAGGTATATTATTAAATAAACAATCTAATGACGCAAATATTCCTGTTATATATGGAGAAAGACTTGTAGGTGGAACTAGAGTTTTTATGGAAACTTCAGGAACAGATAACACCTACCTTTATATGGCCATTGTTATGTCAGAGGGAGAAATAAATTCAATAGAAGAAGTAAGAGTTGATGATAAAGTAGTCACATTTGCATCTTCACTATCAGATGGTACAGAAGTTGAAGTTGGAAGTGGAGATAGTAATTTTTATAAAAATAGTGAAAGTTTAATTAGAATAGAACCTCACTTTGGAACAGACAACCAATCTGCATCTGATTTACTTTCTACACTATCATCTTGGGGAAGTAATCACAGATTAAGAGGAATATGTTATTTAGCTTTGAGGTTTAAATGGAATCAAGACGCATTTACTGGAATACCTAAAGTTCAAGCTAAAATAAAAGGTAAAAAAGTTGTCACATTGGCATCTAATTTATCAGAACAAACTGCATCATTTTCTACAAACCCAGCTTTTTGTTTATTAGATTATTTAAGAAACGAAAGATATGGTAAAGGTATTGCTACTTCTGAAATAGACTTACAATCTTTTTATGATGCTTCACAAGTTTGCGTCACACAAGTCACACCATATTCAGGTGCAAGTGATATAAACATATTTGATACAAATACAGTTTTAGATACATCACAAAAAATTATAGATAATGTTCGAGAATTATTAAAAGGTTGCAGAGGTTATCTTCCATATACCGGTGGTAAATATAAATTAATTATTGAAACAACTGGAAGTGCATCAATTACACTTACAGAAGATGATATTATTGGTGGATATAATTTATCTATTCCAACAAAGAATGAAAGATACAATAGAGTTATAGTTGGTTTTGTTAATCCTGATAGAAACTTTCAAGTAGATGAAGTTCAATTTCCACCAATAGATGATAGTGGACTTGCAAGTGCAGATCAACACGCAACTATGAAAACTGCTGATGGTGGATTCTTATTAGAGGGCAGATTTTCATTTAAGACAATCACATCGCCATATCAGGCAGAGGAGATGGCAGAAGTTATTTTAAGAAGATCAAGAGAAGCAATTACATTAGGATTAAATGTTAGCTTTGATGCTTATGATTTAGCGATAGGAGATATTGTAAATATTACACATAGTTCATTAGGTTTTTCTGCAAAAGCATTTAGAGTTATGGGTCTTACCTTTAATGAAGATTTTACAATAGGATTATCTCTTGTTGAATATCAAGCATCGCATTATACATGGGCAAGTAAATCACAAGTAAGTTCCACACCATCAACTAATCTCCCTAATCCATTTACTATCCAACCACCAGCAAGTGTGACTTTATCTGACCAACTTATTGAATATAACGATGGAACTGTAATAGTAGCTTTAGATGTATCTATTGGTGCAAGTCCTGATTCCTTTATAGATTTTTACCAAGTAGAATACAAATTAAGCACTGATTCTAATTTCATTATTTATGCACAAGGTTCAGGATTAAATCATAGAGTTCTTAATGTAATAGATCAACAAACTTATGATGTTAGAGTAAAAGCTGTAAATACATTAGGTGTTTCTTCAAGTTATGTATCTGCACAAAGAACTATCGTAGGTGCTATTGCACCACCATCAGATGTCACTGGTTTTTCTTGTAATATTTTAGGACAAGAGGCACATTTAGGTTGGGAACAAATTAGCGATCTTGATCTTGCTTTTTATAATTTAAGGTTTAGTGAAAAAACAGATGGTACTGCTGATTGGCAAAACTCGGTGGCTTTAGTTGAAAAGGTATCAAGACCAGCGACATCAATTTCTGTACCAGCTAGAAAAGGAACTTATTTAATTAAAGCAGTTGATAAATTAGGCAACTTTAGTTCTAATGCAACTGCAATTATTTCTAATGTCACAAGTGCTTTAAATTTTAATTCAATAACAACACAATCAGAACACCCATCATTTGCTGGAACTTTAACAAATACTGTAATTACAGATAATGCAATTGAGTTAGATTCTTCAGAATTATTTGATAGTGCTAGTGGAGATTTTGACGATGAAACAACTCGGTTTTTTGATTCAGGTGTTGCTAATGCAGACTTTCAATCAACTGGTAATTATGAATTTGCAAATGTCATTGATATAGGTGCTAAACATACTGCCAGAATCACTGCATCTTTAACCCAAACATCAGACAATCCTGATGACTTATTTGATAATAGGAGTGGTAATTTTGATTCTGCTTCTTCAAACTTTGATGGAGATACACCAGCAAACTGTAATGCACATATTGAGATTGCAACTTCAGATGATAATTCTACATACACAGATTTTAGAACTTTTGTTATTGGAGAATACACTGCCAGATATTTTAAATTTAGAGTAGTTTTAATTTCAAGAGATAATGCTTCTACACCAGTTGTTTCTGAAGTGACAGTGACAGTAGATATGGTTGATAGAATATTTAGTGGAAATGATATTGTTTCTGGTACAGGAACTAAATCAATCACATTTACAAACCCATTTAAAAGTGGTAATTATGCAGTTGGAATTACAGGACAGGGAATGGCAACAGGAGATTATTTTACTGTTTCTAACAAAACAATTAATGGTTTTGATGTAGCTTTTTTTAATAGTTCTAATTCAGGAGTCTCAAAAACTTTCGATTTTATTGCAAAAGGATTTTAAAAGGAGTATAAGAAATTATGGCACAACATGACATGAATATTGCAAACCAATCTTTCCCTAGTTTTAGGACAGATTTAAACAACTCGTTATCAGCTATAAATTCGATGCACTCTGGAACATCAAGACCAAGTGGTGCAGTTGTTGGCACGATGTGGCTTGATACAACCAATTCAGGTTCAAATAGTTTAGAAATAAAATTTTTTGATGGCTCAGATGATATTTCTTTTGCAACAGTCAATACATCTGCAAATACTATTAACTTTATAGATAGTACAGTTGCATCTGATCTTGTAAATGATTCTAGTCCTCAACTCGGTGCAGATTTAGATACAAATTCTTTTAATATAAAAATAGACGATGCACATTTTATTGCAGATGAAAATGGTAATGAACAAGTTATATTTCAAACAACATCATCAGCAGTAAATGAATTAGAAATTACAAATGGGGCAACAGGAAATCCACCTATCTTAGGTTCAAGTGGAGAAACAAATGTTGATTTACACATTAAACCTAAAGGTTCAGGAGAAGTAGTAATTGGAAGTGGTGGTGCATCAGCAACTTTAACTACAAAAGGTGCTTATGATTTAATTCTTGATACAAATAGTGGATCAAACTCAGGTAATATTACAATAACAGATGGTGCAAATGGTAATATTGATGTTTCAACAAATGGCACAGGATATATTAAATTTAACGATTTAGCTTATATTCCTCAACAAGCATTAACATCATCATCAAATGCTGTTGCTTGGGATGTTCAAGCTAAACCAAACGCATATCATTTAACAACAGAAAACACTACTTTCTCTGCACCAAGCAATTCAGTTGAGGGTTCATTTATTTGTTTAGAAATAAATTATGATGGCTCACACACAATAGCATTTAATACAGTATTTGAATTTGCTGGATCAACTGCACCAACATTTACTTCAACAGATGGTAAAACCGATATATTAGTTTTCAGATACAATGGTTCAGTTTGGCAAGAAGTAGGTAGAACATTAAATTTAAGTGAAAGTTAAAATATGTACGCAATAGT